CAGAAGCTTCTATTGCATTTAATTTAGAATGATCTGCGTCTGTAAAGACATTACTATCAGTTGCAGCTTCTACTGCTGTTCTGATTTCAGCATTTGTCTGATCTCCTGTAGCTCCTTCTTCTATACCAGATAATTTATCTGTAATTTCTTGTTGAGCAAATAATACTTGGTCACTATTTGTATCTAGATCTGTTTCTGTTAAAACACTACCATCTTGAAAATCTACTTTCTTTGCAGATATATTTGTATCTCTTTGAAACTTTATAGCAGCACCATTGGCAGGGATGTTACCAGAAGTAAAGGTAATCGTTGAACCGCTAATTGTATAATGAGTATCTAATGTTTTTAAGACACCTGCTACTGTTACATCTATTTCTGCATTAGCTAAGAACGTAAAAGATATTGCGAAGTTAGTAGTACTACCATTACCAGTATGTGTCGTTGCTGTAGCTGTGGTGTTAGTAGCCATGATTAATTATTTAAATTGTAGTTTTGATAATTTACATTCATTTTATCAAGGAACTTCTTTTTAATATTTTGTTTTGCATTTATCCTACCTTGATATTCTTCTTGAGTCATCTCTTTTTCTCTATAAAGGTTAATACCTGCTTTAATATATTGAGTATTGATTTTATTCATTTCATTAAAAATAAGTTCTGCTGCTAGTTTACCTACATCTGAATCTCTACCATCATCTTCGATTGTTGTCTTAGCATTTTGGTAAATATCGCTATCAAAAAATCTATTCATAGCTTGTTTTATATCCATTTTATTAGGACCACCAACATTAATTTTGACAGTATTTACATAAATTTGTAATTTATTATATTCTTTCTTATCTAATTTTTTAGGTACAAAACCTTTTGATCCTACTCCTGTGAAATTAGATCCTCTAATAACTTCAGGTGGTGGAGACATCATTCTTCCAATTAATCCTGTAGCTTCATATAATCTAAAATTTTTACTTTCGCTAATAGGAGTTGTTGAAAATAAATTTAAACCTGCTTTCTGAGGATAAGTAACAAATTCATTTGTAATATGTTCTACCTGTGGAACAGATGTACCACCAAGATTATATCCAACTGATTCTCTTATCTTATTAAGAATGTTGTCTGCTACTTGTATAAAAGAATTTACTTTATTAAATTCTTCATCACCATATTTTACATTTTCATTTGCAGTATCACCTGCTCTAGTTTTAGTATCTGGTTTTAAAAACCATTTTAAATCAGAATAATCACCTTCTTCAATAGCTTTTATTTTTGCTATTTCATCTGTCACACCCATAATTCTTAAAATATCTGTTGGTGTTCTTCCTATTCTTTTTAACAAAGAAGAATAAGGTAATACACTATTGCCAACTTGTCTGCCAACATAATCAAACCATTTTTTCTTTGTATAACTTACACCTTCTTCTGGATCTGCATTTTCTCCTATATCTGGTACTGCTGCAATAATATTTAAAAGTTCATTTAAAGGTGCTGTATAAGTTTTGTTAAATAAATTTCTACCTGCAAAAGCAACCCAAACTTTTATAAATTCACCAATATCTTTATCTTTTGTTGACATTGGAGCCATTTCTGCAAAATCTAAAAATATTCTTACAAGAGAAGCCATAGGGTCAGGTATGCCTTCTAAACTCTTATATACATAGACAGGTTTACCATTTCTATAAACTATATCTCCATCTTCGTCATATTTTAAAGTAGCTACACTATAAGGTCGCCAGCCATTTTTATATTTAGAAATCCATTCAACAGCACCATTTTTATTGTAATAATTAGGACCACCACCTGTTAAGAACATATGTGGTGGTTCACCACCTACATGAGGATCTTCATTGTTTTTGTGTGCAGCTAACATTAAAAGACTTGCATAAGCATAACCCATTCTTATTTGACCAACTGTATTTTGACGCACTAAAGGATCAGGACTTGCTAAGTCAGCCCTTATTTCTGGCAATAAAAATTCATTTACAAAGTTAAGGTTTTGTCTTCTACCTCCTACCAATGGTAGTTGGTCAGGAAACCTCACTACCATAGGAGTATTTATATAAGGTAAATATCTAGCACTTTCTTTAAACATATTTGTAGGACTTCTTGTAAACTTTAACCAAAATCTTACAAGAGGATTTTTTATAGCCATATTATTGATAAAGTCTGCACCCTTACCAAAAGCATCTTCTGTTCTAATATCTTGTGTAAATGTAATTTGTTTTCCAAATTCTTTAGCTTTAAGAAGTATTCTTTCTGTTACTAAATCTGGAATAAATTGTTGTGGACCCATACCTAATTCTGGATCTACAAGTCTTCCTATATTACCTTGCTGACCTTTAAGAAGATAATGTATGACTCCATCAATATTGCTTTTTACATATCTACTTAATTCTGACCCACTAAGACCTTTTTTCATTCCTTCATTAAAAGAATAAAAAGCTGTAGCACCAATAATATTAGGAGTTTGTATTAAAGCGTCATTGGCTGTCATTAATCTACTAGGTAATCTTAATGTTTTACCAGTAAAATCTATAGCGTTAAATGGAAAATATGGTGCATCTTTTGGAATAAGACCAGTTTTTTTTGCGATTGGTTCTATTGCTTTGTCTGCAAGCTTACCAAAATTACCTTGATTATCAGAAGAAATCATAAATCTTTGACTAACTTGACCTTTCATATTGCCTACGTTGACAAAGTTATCTTCCATATCCCATGATCTTTTCCATGTTTGTGCTGCAAAATCAAGGTTATAAAATAAAGCAAATAAATGTTCTCTAGCAGCTTTTAATTCTGTAACATTATTAGCACCTGCAAAATTATTTAATGAACGCATAAAGGTCATAGCGACACCAGAAAATAAATTTACTTTTTGTGTGCTTGGTCCTGATAAAACAGCATTAATACCAATCTCATTCATTACTCGACCAAAACCTTCTAGACCTTTCCATACATTAATTACGTTGCCACTTTTAACTGCAACTAAATTTCTTGCATCACCTGATATATCTTTTATTAATTGTGATTGTTTTATTAATTCAGAGTAATCTCCTGTCTCATTAGCTCGTCTAACAGCATCTATCATGTCATTTTTTAAATCTACATTTTGTTGTATTAACTCATTTAAAACTGGTGATACATCTATAGATTCTTCTTGTAATTTTTTCTTTGCTGCTGGTGTAAGGTCCATTATTTCTGCTGGTTTTTTACCTTCTAAACCTACATCTGGTTTCATACCCATAGTCTTGAAGGCTCTAGCAACTCTAGTTCTTGTACTAAGACCCATTGTTAACCAATCATCTACTTCATCTAATGCTTCTATAAGATTGTTAATTTCTGCTTCTATAAGTTTTGGATTCTTAGTTTTGTAAGTCTCCATAAGTTTGTCATTTATCTTTGCAACATTTTCTGTTTGTAAAATTATTTCCTGTGCTTCTGCATAAATCTGTTCATCATCTGGAAATTCATCATATAGTTTTGATTTAAGTTGATGTCTTTCTTTTAATAATTTAGAGTTAGCAATACTAACAACATTGTCATCTTTAGGTGTTTTATTACCTGCAAGCAAATCTAATGCTTTTGCTTTTGTTTCTTGTTGAGATTTTCTTTGTGTAATTGGAGGTAAAGTATTTTCATCTTTTTTCTTTCTTATATTTGCTGCTAAAAATTCTTGTTGTCCTTCTTTTAAATTTGGATTCTTTTCAATAAAACTAGCTTTTTGTGGATTTTTATTGACATCTCCTAAATCTAATTTTTTATTTGCAGTTTTATTTAAAACAGTATTTACTTGATCTTTGTATGTTATGTCTGCTGCAATCTCTATAACTAATCCTTTTGTATTAGAAGGTGATGCTGTAGCACTACCTGTCTTGTCAGTAACAAAAGCTTTTACTTTTTTATGTAGTTCTGCACCATGTTTTCTGATTTCTGCTTCTGTAAAGCCTTGAGTTATAAATGTCTGTAATATTTTTTTTTCCTTATCTATTTTAAATTGTGTATCAGGTGCTTTTTTACCAAGTCTTAAAGAATATGCCATCTTATCAAAATCAGACTCAAAAATAATTTTGGCACTACCATAATTAGGTTTTGTATTTTTGTAAGCAGAAGGCATTACATAGGTTCTTATTTCATCCCCTTCTGTTTTTGGTTTTACTTGTTCACCTGTTGTCTGAGTTTTGATTTCATTTTCAAGATCAGTTTTACTTACTCCTTCACTATCTAATTTTGTATTTATAGCTTCGTTAGCTTCGTCAATAATTTCTACAGAGTCATTGATAGTTTTCTTTTCTTTAGTAGTCAGACTACTATCAATCTCTTTAGTTGTTTTTCCTTTGTATTTAACAAATATTTTATCTAGACCTTCTACTGCACCTTTAAAACTACCTCCAAAAGTAGTACCAAGACCTAACGATAACCAATATTCTTCTGGTGCTACTTCATCTCCAAGTATATCTCTTAAAAAAGTTTCACTAACACTTAAACTACCTCCAAACGCAGCACTTCTTCTTATACCCTTCCAACCTTTTGCAGTTACACCAAAAGGAATCATTTGAATAAGACCTGCTGCTATAGCTTCTGCTTGACTTATTTTGCTATTATCACCTGCTAAATTTTCTCTACCTATTCTTGTTTTCTGTGCATTAATATTTAAACCATAACCAATACTAAATTGACCAATAAGATAAGATCCTATTCCATAAGGACCAAAACCTAATAGTGGTGCTAAAGCAACATCAGCAGCAATACCACCACTAATTTCAATACCCATACCTTTAGCTAATTTTTCTAATTCACCTGCATCACTAGCTTTTACATCCGTAATATTAAAATTTTTAGTTTCATAAAACTTTCTTATGTTTAATAATCCTTTTTGAAATTTATCAGACTCTAAAACATCTCTAGGTATTTGATTATTATTAAATTGATTATATGAATAACCTAATTCTTTCTTCATCAACTTATTAATGTTTCTCAAATCATTAGGTCTTTCAATAGGTTTATTACTAAAACCCATATCAGAGAATTGATTTCCTTGAAGAAAATCAAACATAGTTAGATAATTTAATATTGCAGGTGAGACAGAAGCAGCTTTTTCTTCTTCGTCTTTAACTGTCATATCTTCAAATATTTTTCTGGTATAACTAAAATCTTCGTCTTTAAAATTAAAGACATCATTTTCGTTTAAAAACAAACTATTAACAGTATCACTAAAATCAAATTCAGTATTAAAATCTATAAGACTTAAATTCTCATTAAATAAACTACTACCAAAATTTGATTTAAAACTTGTTTCGTTTTTATTAGTTGTTGGTATATTTGTTTGTTTGTTTTCAGAACTAAACTCTAAATTATTAGTTTGTGTTTGACCACCAAATTCTAAGTTAGCATCATTATTTGTTTCGTTAAATTCTAAATTAGTATCTTTTTTATCTGTATCTGAAAATTGTAAATTTGAATCTGTCATAATTTAAAACCACCCTTCTTTGATACCACGATCAATAATGCTTAATACATTTTTATCATAATCTGGATTAGTTGCATAATCTTCAGCTTGTAGCATTTTAATTGCTTCTTTAATACTGTTTGCATTTACTATACCTTTTCTACCCAAGAAGTTATCATTCCATTGTTTCTTGTATTGCATCATCATTGTTCTAATATTATTAAATGTTTTAAAGTCTGCTTCTTCTAGTTGTTCACCTTGACCTCTAAATTCAGTAGTTAGTTTTCTTTCAGATTCACCTCTTTTAACTTCTGAAGGTGTAGCTTGAAGACCTAAGAAATTATTTTTTGCTGATTGAGTTTTACCAAAACCTGTTTCTTCCATAGCTTGTGCAGCTACAAGTTCGGGATATTTAATACCTATTTCTTTAGCAATATTATAAATAACTTGGAAATTATGTTTTTCTCTAACAGGATTAAATGGGTGATCTTTTTCTGTGATTAATTTATTTACATCAAACTTAGGAGCATCTACCTTATTAGGGTCAGTAATACCTTCTGGAATTATTAAAACATCATTTATTTGAATTTCATTAGTTGTCATTCCATTTGCTTTTTTAATAGCTTCAACAGAAGTGTCAAGATCATTTGCAATACCAGATAAAGTATCACCAGAACTTACGTCAACTGTTGTAAAACCACCTTCTGAAAATGCACCACCTTTAATCCCAAGACCTTCAAGAATTTTACCAGCTTCTTTTTCTCCTTCATAACTGGTCGGATCAAATATAAAGTTATCAGAATTGTAATAGTCATATCCACCTTCACTTGCTGGCTTGCCTGATTTAATTTTCCTTAAATCTTCCTTATAATTAGAAATTATTTCTTGGTATTTAGTTTCTTTTGCTTCTTCATTGGCATATTGTCCTATGCTCCATTTGTCTAACTCTAATCTAAAGTGTTCATCTAAATCGAATTTTTGTTGAACGTATTGACCTTTAACTTCTAAAGTAAATAATCCTCTCTGACTTAAAACTCTATCTCCTTGTTTTACAAGTCTTTTTAATTCTGGTCTTGATTCAAATAAACCTTTATTAGTATTTTTATCAACATAATTAAATAATCTATTAAAATTATCTACATCTTCTTTTGTTGCTGCTGGACCTAAAGTTTCCATAAACCCATATAAAGTTGTCTTTGCTTGTTGTTTATCTTTAAATTCACCATTATTGTATCTTTTGTGAAAGTTTAACCACCAAGCATCTACGTTGTAATTTAAATCTGCATATTTTTCTTTTATAAAGTCAATCTGATCTGGATAATCTTTTGTTAAACCACTTATTATGTTTGCATTATTTCTAATAGTGGCAAAACTTTTAGTGTTGTAATCTAATTGTGAAAGCCTAGTATCTATATCTGATTGCTCTGATAGATTTGCAAATTTAGCTTCTTCTTCTTTTTTATCATTTATAACTTCAAAGGTTTCTTTCAGCATTACATTAAAACTGCCATCTTTATCTGTAAAATCACCTAATCTAGTTTGTTGTGGTCCTACTTTTAATTCTTTTACAAAATCAATAAGATCATATATTTCAGCTTCAGCTTCAATCCAATCTAATTCACCATCTTCATAGTCACTAATAATTGTATTGATGTTATTTTGTGTATAATCAACAATTTTTTTAGGTGATACGCTATCTGTTAAACCATAAGTAACCATATTATTAATATTATTTTGAACATTATCTAACTTGACAAATTTATCATCTATATCGTCATTATCTTCATTAATACTTCGGAAATTTATAAGTATAGAATCACTAAAACTATTTTCAAATATACCAATTTTTGCTTCTGATCTTTTTTCTTCGTGATCTTTAAAAACTTCTTGTAAAGCTAAATTCTGACTTGGAAAAAAATGTTCATTTAATATTTCTGGTCTAATACCTTTTGTATCTGTTAATTGAGTTGAATTAAAATCTGATAAAGCTGCTTCAAATTGTTCAGATCCAACATCAAATTGACTTAGTGGCATAGGAATTACACCATCTTTAGTTTCAAATTGAACAACATACTCATCAAAAAACTTTTTAGTTTTTGCTTTTGATGAGTTACCTAAATTCAAAGCTATTTGTTTTTCTATTCCATACTGCGTATAAATATTTCCACCAATAAAATTCCTAGCAAATCTTTTACCTTCTTTTTTTTCTAATTCTTTTTTTATCTTATTAATTTCTGTAGGAGTAGAACCTAAGATTTGATTTTGACCTTCTAGTACACCTTGTTGTTTTGCTTTATCTATTTGCAAACCAACAATTTTTTGTAATGTAGGATTGATGGATTGCAATGTTTCAGCTAAACCCATCAAACTTGTTTTCGGTGGTGTTACTCCTGTACGAATCCCTCTCTGTACAGTAGTTCTAAAACTTTCCCCTGCTGTACTTTGAAAATTTGTAGTGCCTACTTGTAAAACCATAATTAAATACTTGCTGCGTTAAAGTACAAACCAGCACCTTGAGTACCGATATTTAATAAGGTTTGACCTAGACTTGGAATAGCATTATAAGCTTCATTAATACTGCTTTGTAGTTGATCTCTTTGACTTACAAATTGTGATTCTGTCGCTTCAATATTAAACAAATACTGTCTTTGCATTGATTCAATACTTTGATTTACTTTTTCTCTATAGTTAGCAGCTTGCCTATCTTGATCCATTAATAATAATCCTACAGTTGTACCAGCTTGTTCTGAAGCTATTATAGATCGACTAGCTTGTAAAGCATCAATAGTTTTAGCAAACTTATCTTGTGCT